TCCAAAAGGTACCCGCGACCGGCCTCTTGAGCATTGCCTGCAGCGTTGTAGCCAATGAAGTTATCAGCGATGACCTCTACCTGACCAAAGTCTCCTTCAAACACTGTAGTAGTGTTGGAAATCTTGGTTCCGTCGCCATCGTAGTTCAGGTTGCGTGTAGCGTAGCCTGCACCAGAAATGGTTCGGGTGAAGTCTGTGAATGCTCGTCGGAGAGTTGCGTCGCAGAACAGTTTGTAATCACCAATCATTCCAGTGTTAGTCCAGATTGTTTGTAGCATGGTCTGGATGTCAGTCTCTGTTAGATCAGCAGTCGGGTCTCCATTAATTTGGCCTACTGCAGGTCGGAAGTTGACTCCTACTTGGTTGCCTGCAGTCTGGACTCCAATGTTCGCAGTGTCGCGTACCCAGACTCCCATGGCTCGTAAAAGGTAGGGGTCGGTTCCATCATCCAGGTCGTATTCCTGGTCGGAGAGGAAGGTAGCTTCCATGTCTCGGAGCAATTCAACTCCCTTGACTGCTACTGCGTTTGCTTTTTCATCAGCAACACCGGCAACAACAGATACGTCGCCAGCCAATCGTGAGATCATGGCTGCACGTCTGAATGTCTGCAGGTAGTTGAAAAGTAATGCTCGGTCGCCTGCAGGGTTTTCGTAATCGCCGCCACCGGTTTCCGCAATATCTTTCCCGTCAACAATTCCACCCAGGCTGGGGGCAGCATAGATATCAACTGGCCAGTCCATTCTGGTCGATTGAGGCGTCGTCCCTTTATTGACTAAGCTCATGAAAGGGGTTGCTCGCTCATCCACACGTGTCAGAAGATCAAGCAAGTCTTCGCGTTTTGCGGTTTGGTTTTGTTCAATTAATAGTGCCATAATTTGTCCTTATTTGATAAATGCCGCTTTGATGAAGTCTCTAAGTCCATCCTTGGAGCCGGTCTTCATGACACGTTTTTTAGCACTGGCAATAGCCTCGTCCTCTGAACTCATGCTGGACCTTTGTGCTGCAGGTCTGCCTGGTTGAGGTGTGGGGTCAGGTGTTCTGGTTTGTGGTTTTGCCTTCGATTGCTCTTGTTCAACATAGAAGCCAACTAGGGCTCTAGCCAGGTAGAGGTCAACGTCTGGCAAGTTCTTTATTGCAGGAGATTCCTGCTTTACCTGATCAACCCACGCTCTTGCCGGGTTTTTGGGGTCCTTGAGCCAAGGGTATTTCTCGGCTGCAAAGTCGAAGCTTTTCTGCTGCTGCTGTAATACTTTACGTCGCTTTGGTATGTCGCTCTCCCTGGAGAACTCAGCATTTAAGCTAAGGTCTTCAAGCCAGGCTTCGACATCATCAGGCAGTTCCTGCCCGGTGCGGTTTTGTATCTCTCGCTCTACAGAGTCTGGGTCGCGTCGATAACGGGACAAAGTTTTCTTTGCCCATCTCTCTGCTTCCAGTGCCTCGTCTTCAAGTCGTTCCAGTGCGTCAAAGTCATTTGCGCTTTGGACTAACTCGTTGATTCCCGTGCTTGCTGACTCTTCTGGTGTTCGGGTTTCCTTTTTTAATTCAAACTGCTTCTCCCTGAGGTCTTCAACTTCACGTTGAAGTTCGTTTTTTTGCCAGGTCAGTTTGTCAACCCTCTTGCGCCATGAATAGTCGCTTGACGTGTCAGATTCCGTCTCCGCCTTTGACTCGTTGGGTGGCGGCAATTCGCCTTCCGTAGCCTCAGGCACAGGTGGTGTTTCTGATTTTGTTTCGGAGGCTTCAGAGTTGCCAAGGCTTGCCTTGATCGCATCTCTCACTGCGTCCATTGCACCAGTGTCTGGTAAATCTTCCACTGCAACCTGGTGGTCTGCAGTCATACTTTTATCGTCGGACATGCTGTTTATGACGGGCCGCAAGATGCCCAAAACATAGGCTTACAGTGCCTAAGAGACTGAGGTGTTGGTCACCTGATGCGGAACATATCTTTTCCGCAAAAGCTGTCAAGGGGCCTGCTCTGGCTTCTCATTGTTAGCGTCTTTGAACAGGTTATCGAAACCAAAGAAGAGGTCTTGAATCATGGCCAGCCTGCCTGCGTGCCAATGCCTGTCAGCATCGTTCTGCCCTGGTGCTGCTACACCGATTGCCTCACCTTTGGTTGCTTCATTGAGGACATAAAGAATGCCCTGCCTTACAGGATGTTCTTCAGGCAACTGAAACGCAGAAAGAAGCTCAGGCGGGTAGCCTTTGAATTCAAAATCATCCATTAGGGTTAACTCCTATTCGTCCGATCTGTTTGTTCTGTTGCTGCATCATTGACATATTCAAGTTCTGCGAAAACGCCTGGACTAACTCCTGGAACTGTTGATCACTCTGAAGTAGTTCCTGGTATTTAGGGTTGCTGGCAATTATCTGCTGCATGAATTGCAACTTGATTCCTGCACTTGGGTCGTTCTCTACAAAGTTAGGCTGGTTACCAAGAGCCATCAAGGCCACCTGGTTGTTCACATCGTCGAACATCTTCTTGCTGGCTTCAGCTTCTTCAGTGACCAGGTCTGTTGCCAGGGTAGGGTCAATGACTTGAAGCTTTTTGCGGATGAGCTTGGTTCGGTCAACGATACCCATGGTGTCTTCCGGTAAAATGAACTGTGATATAGCTTGCAATTTCTTTTGCACAAACTCGTTGTCCAGCTCCCTAATATCGAAGTTCAGGGAGAAGTTAAACTTGTTCTTGTCCCTGGGCATTGGTGCATTTGTCCCTGTAACGGCACCAAACCTTTCGTCACTGTCAAACTTCTGGGTTAACTCCCACATCCTTCCAACCACTGCACTCATGTGCCGCAACCAGCGGTGGACGAATGCTTGCTGGTGTAACTGAGTTTCCACTGGGGGGACATTTGAGTTTGGCCTGCCAAAGTATCGGTCAGTCCTTACCGTGATGTCGTTGATAAGCTGGAACGCAAGTTCTGAACCTCGCCTTGGTGGCTCCATCCAGGAGATGTCGTTCGGTCTTTGCTCTGCTACCTGGACACCTGGGCCAATCTTGATGCGTTGACCGTATCGTAAAGGCACCTTCAATGGTGGCAAAATCTCAAAGCTGCTTCGATCAGTAAGACTGTCGCTTTGCACTTTGATTTCATTTTGCCAGGTTTTGACGATCTCAGAGACTCCTCTGCTTTCGATCGGGCTCCTACGGGTTTTCTCCCTGGTAAAACATTCAAACGGGTAGGTGTCCCCTGCTTCTGTCACAAGCTTGTGTTCACCGTATATCTCTTCACCCTTGTTGTTCTTCTCCAGGTAAGGAGAAAAGATGGTCAGGTAAATGCCAGGCATTCCTGAGTCCGTTGTTCTCCTGGAATAAGCGTGGATGATCTCAACCAAATTGCTCTTGTCATCAACAGAGTCGCTGGTTCCTACGACAGGCGATAAGCCATATTCAAAGGTAGAAGCATTCTGGCCAGCAGTCTTCTTGACCTCTTTGCAGAAGGCTTCGTCCCACTCACCGCTTGCCGCTTTTTCTTCAATCTCTGCCACCGTGTAAAAGTCTCTGCGAAATATTGCCCTGGCACGTTGCCAATCGGTTGTCTCAGGCGGGAATAGTATTTCGTAATAGGGACGTAGGGCGATGATCGAAGGTTGGTTCCTGGTCATCTCGGGCACTTCAAACACGGTCTTGCCGGTATCAATGATTTCCTTGATATGTTTGAGTGCCTTGGCCCTGGTGAGGCCTTCGTTCCCGGCTACCAGGAGGTCAGCCAGGTATTCTTGTTCTGTTTGCAGCGCAGCAGTAAGAGTTTCAATTTGAGGCGGGTTGTCGGCTCCTAAATAGCCGGTTAGTTGCTGTAGATTAATTTCCCGTGGGACCTGGGCGTAACATCGCTCCCAGGTGACATGGAGGACACTCCATCCGTACTGCGCTGCATATTCGGCATGCAATTCCAATTCTTCTTCAAAGTCTGGTTGCATTAAAGTTCCAAGCATCCATCTCAAGTAAAGGCCTACCGCAGCCGAAGACTCAGTGTCACTGCCTTCTATTCCATCAACGTTCAGGGCTGCCCTGGACACTGCAGAAGTAGACAGGTTGACCATGAAGTTGCACACCTCATCTGCCAACCTGATTCTTGTGTCACTTGCACCTTCCCAGGGGAAAGGTTGCTTGCCAATATCGGCGGCATGCTTTTTACCGTCACTGCTTTGACCGTTCCAAAAAGAATACCTGGTATTGTCGGCATCCTTCACACGGTTGGTCATGCGACGGTCAGTGTGGGACCTTTTAAAGTCCCTACGAAGTTCGTTTATGTTAGGTTCCGTTGACGAAACCAGTTTGTCAGTGGTGTGCATTAATAAGTGCCCGGTTCGGTGCTGTAAACTTGGTCCCTGGAAACGTGAATAGGGTCCATGAGAATGGCGTATCTCAGACAGTCAACAGGGTCCTTGCTGGCTCCCTTGTCACCGTCTGCATTTGTCCACGTTCGCAGTGAGTAGATTAAATTCTTGCATGACTCCGAAACATACAGCTTCGGTTCATTCAACACAGACACCTCCTGCGACAGATTATAGGAAAAGAGATTGTTAACAAGGGCACACGATTCATCTATGTGAGTCATGGGTGCCGGGGTAAACAACAAGCCATCTTTTGTTACTTCACCTCCTGCTCCTCTGTCAGGTTGAGAAAGCAGGTCTATCAAACTTTGGTTGTGTTCCCTCTGACTCAATACGGCTGTTCGGCCTGCCCTGGGGTCAATAATTCTTTCCTGGATGCCACCGTCAGTTCTTTCAAGCTCTCTGATCAGCGTCTTGTATTGCGCGAGGTTGCGACCACAATCTGCTGTCTGAGCCGGGCCCTTCTTTCCATCCATCTTTGAGCTTGGTAAAGCCCACTCACCGTAGTTGTCAAAATCAGGCCACTCACGATAAACAAAGATACGACCAAGGTCATCGACGCGAAGCCAACACATATACCAATTGCGGTCGCCAGGCGTTGGGTCAACGCACATGTAGTTAGTCCCGTTCTTGGGCACCTGGTCTGGTTTGACGATGTTCCGCTCAGAGAACCGGGGGAACTTTCCAATGATGGGGTTGCTGACATAGCCGTAAGCCCTGATTTCTATTTCTTCTCTGGTTCTTCCTGCCAGGGCTTTCTGCATGGCGTCAAAAGGTGAGTAAGGGTTGAACTCACTGAAGAACCAAAAGATTGCTCCGTTGCCGTTCCTGGTTCTTGCTCGATACGGCATGTGTCCCTTGGGAACCCCAGGCACTGTCGAGGGTGACTTTACATCCAGCAACTTGCCTGGACGTGTCTCCTCTATAATGCAGCCTTCTACCGCCTCCTTGACCGTTGGCGTATAGCCCTCGATTGGTGTAAAGGTGATCAACATTTTGCCCCGCCTGGAGACCAGCCTGTATTTCAAGGTCTGTAACCAGGAGAGTGGGACAAGCTCGTCCATCCAGATGAGGTCAAGCTCAGTTCCCTCCAATGTGCCCAGGTCTTGTGTGTAATTCTTAAACCAGGCTTGGCTCTGGTTGGGCCCAACAAGTGTCCTGTTAGAGAAACCATTCTTCTGGCTAAAGCTGATGTTCTGGACGCTTCTCACGCCTTTCCTCTGGTTCTTCCAGGGTAGCGGTAAATATGAGTTCAGGTAAGGCTGTTGAACCTGGATGCTGGAGTCGTTTGAGCTATGACAACACCAGACGGCAAGCTTGGGGTTATTGACCATGGCCCTGACTACCCTGGAGGCCATGTATCGAGATTTCCCTGCCCTGTTTCCTCCGAAGATATAAACAGTGTCGATGGTTGGGTCTTCCATCGCCTTGTCCACGTCTTTCCAGTGGTCAAAGATACCTTCAGTGTTGTGGTGGTCTGCTCCGTAGTTGTAAGGGTCTGCCTCTTCCAGGCGTATCAGTTCGTCCCTCTTTGCTATAAACTCCTCCAGGGTGCCCTGGGCGTTCATCGCAATGACTTCGCTCTGGGTTGGAATGGGGTAGATAGGGTGAGGTGTCCACTTCATACGTCAATACCTGGAGAGCTGTCTGGGCCTCCCTTTGCAATACATCTTCTCTCCCCCTGGCTCACACCAAACAGGGACCTGGAGCCCTCTCTGGAACCACCTGGAGTCTGATACATGAACCAGGCCCAGGTCTGTCTCAATGAGGCGGGAGTTCAGAGGTTTGCCTGTCACCTTGCCTACCCGGCTTTCCCTGCCTGCCTTCCATCGGAGGTCAGAAGACTCCAGCATGGTGCGTCTCTTGGCCTTCTTGCCCCTGGTGTAAGTAGCTCGTTTCTTCATTAGTCTGCAGCCATGGCAGCATCAAACCTGTCTTGGCAATAATAACAAAGGACGTGCCATGGCTCACATTCCTTAGTGATGGTCCACCATTCTTCCATGGCCGTGCTGTATGTCTCTAATTCACCGCAAGAACTGCAGGTGACCTTCTTTGATTGGGTCTCTTTTGTCATTTTGGTTGTGTGGGGAGATGCGTTTTCGTTGCGCCATTCCTGGCAAAGTTTGCACCCCCCCGCCCCCTTCTCATGGCCTGAATAACGCTTTTCTTCGCACAATATGTATAATGTTTAATAGGTAGGCTCGTCTAACTTTTATTCTCTATCACTTCTGCTTCAATGGGTTCCGTATCTTTCCTTGCTCCTGCTATTAACTCTTGGAGCCCTTTCGCATCAATGCTGACTGATGTGTGAGCTACAATTGAGGAAGGTAAGCCCTGAACCTGGACCTCTTTGTCAGTGAGGATGCCGATAGCGACGGGTAATTTATCCGCTTTCACCTCATCTCTCTCCACTGCTTGTCTGAACTTGTCCAGGCATATATCTCTTGTGTTCCTTAGGTTATGTATCAGAGCAGCTTGAGAGGTTGCAGGTAGCTTCTCCCTGGTTGTCACAGCTTCCACTGTTTGGAGAGCAACGGAGAATATCTTCGCTATGGTTTCAGGTGCTATTCCCTCTGTGATAGCCCTGATGATGCACTGGTATCTCTTGGGGTCCTTTGCCTTGAGTTGACTACCGTCATAGTTCTTGAGGCCCTGGTCGGGCATTCTCTGGTTGAACTGTGTTAGTGACCCTCTAGGCATGGAAATGAATCGGGTAGGCGGTGGCTACATTCTGCCAGCCGCCCATCCGATTATCTGTATCTGAAGGCTCTATGTCAAGGGTGACCCACACCTTTGACGAGCTTTCCTGGTTGTGTCCTCTTGCGTTGATTCCTTCTCCTTACAGGTTTACCTTGACTCCTGCAAGAGTAACCCCAACCGCCGCATGTCTGACACACCTCAGGGTAGGGCTTGTTCACGTAGCCTCTACCTCTGCATACCTGACATATCATTCATTCTGTGTCCTCATCATCGAAGCCTATAATCTGGCCCGGTATTATGCCTGCCAGGACCTTCTTGTCCTTGCCACCTGCATTGAGGTAAGCCAGGAGAGTCTCTGCCCTGTCCAGGACATGCATTCTCTCCTTCTCATAGCCAGGCAGTATCTCTGGCGTCCAGGTCATAGGGTCATTGGGGTCTGGCATCTTAGTGGACGACCAGGGCCCTGCTATCATGGTCAGGCCGTAGGAGCCTGTCTTGTTCTCGTTGAATGCTGCGATCACCATGTAGTTTGACTTCTCATGGTGCCATTGTGCGGTTATTCCGAAGCTATGCTTCAGTATCAGTGTTGGTTTTAGTGATTTCATTTCGTCTTCTTTCTCGTTGTTGTTTCCATCCTCCTGTGTCCATTCCTCGTTTTTTGAAGAAGTAGTCACAGCCTCTCTCTATGTCTGCCAGGAAGCCTTGAGGAAGTATGTAACCTCCATCCTGGTTCTGTTGTGGTATTTCGTCTTTTCTCATAACGGTATTAAATCTTCCCTGGGGAACTTGTAGACGACTCTGCCATGCATGGGTGTCATGTATTGGTCACTCTCCAGTATGTCTGTAGGTATGAAGCCAACCACACTGAACTGCCTGCCCTTGGCCTCTACCAGGGCAATGAGGTCAGTCTTGTGTGGCTTGTAGTTGGCAATGAGGTTGCCTCCCAGAACCTCTGTAGTCTTGACGTCTACGGTTCGTCCGTCCTTCAGCGTAACGTCCACCGTGCAGGGCCCTGAGCAGTCCAGGTCAGGCCAGAGGTTATACGCCTTGGCAAAGGCTAACTCTCCAGCTACACCCAGGTTGTCGG